CTAAGTATGACTTGCAACAAGCGAGTCAATTACCATGGCTGATTATAATCTTTCTTGACGAAGATTTATCACTCATCTCGTATATTTCTGAGTCCTCAAGCGCAAAGATCTGATAGGGGCAACCAGACTGCACAGTGATGCCATCGCCCTCTCCAAGAATGCTCTCTGTGTATGGAAAGTCATTTGGATAATCGACCGTGTACTCAGAACCGTGGATTATCTTAACTTTCCCTCTTCGAACAAACAGGGACTCATTCTTAGAGTCATAGTACTTGAGAGAGTTTGACTTTCCTGCTCTCATGAACAAGACTTTTGTCTGTACCGAGTCAAGAGTCGCAATGTGGATCTCATAGCCCCAATCTTTATCGTAAGTCCTGGGGCTAAACTTCCACGAGGTCCTGTGATCGTCTCTAAACTTCACTCTCAGCCTCCAAACTTGTCAAAGTGCTTGTAGCACCTCGGTTGGTACAGCTCCAGTCCACCGACTTCGACTTCTTGCTCAGGACGTCCACCAATCTTAGTGGTGTAATAAGCGTCCGCGCCACAAGTTGTACACACAGCAGGACAGATTTCGATCTTTGTTGCAAATGGCATCATCTTGGTGACTTCGTCAAGAGACTCTCCAGTTGAAGCCAGCTGTAGGGAAGAGACAAGGACTGTCCTACCCTGCTTGAACTGCGCTATAAGAGAGTCAGCGCATCCAGGAATCATAAACGCTTCATCAACGGCAATAACTGAGGGCCTCATGGAGGGCTTCGTGTCCATTACGTGGCGAGTGATCTCGAGTCCACTTCCAACTCTAAGTGCTGGAATCTTTCCACCGTTGTGCGTATTGATCTGGTCGACACCATACCTCGAATCGATATCTGGCTTGAAGCAGAGGATGTTGGTCTTCTTTAGAAAGTACCTATCGATCACGGATAGCAGCTTGGTGGTCTTACCACCAAACATTGGACCAGTGAAAATCACAAATTCGTTCAGGGGCATTAGATCTTCCACCATTGAAATGTCTTCTCCAAACCAGTAAGTAAGTCGTGATTTGGAGTATATCCCAAGACACTTTGGGCGCTAGTTATGTCAGCCCTTGTGTGTTTAACGTCTCCTGGCCTCTCCGGCGCGTGGACGACCTCAAACTTGTCAAATCTCTCTCGAAAGATGTCAAGTAACTTATTGTTGGAGATGCTTACACCAGTACCGATGTTGTAAACTTCGCCGCACATGTCTCTCTCGTGTTTAGCGGCAAGGATATTTGCTCTCACCACATCACCAACAAACACCATATCTCTAGTCTGCTCGCCGTCGCCATCAGACCTGAGAGGCAAACCCTTTGAGATCTTATCGCACCACGCTGATATTGCAGTTGAGTACGGAGAGTCGCCAAGCTGATTAGGTCCATAGACATTGAAGTACCGCAAGCACACTGAGTCAGTCTCGTAAAGCTTTGCAGCCATACGCAGGAACTTCTCTACGGTCAGCTTCTGGAGAGCGTACGGAGAAGTTGGATTTTGATAGTCCCACTCGTTAGTGGGCAGCTTCAGTGTGTTTCCATAAACAGCACATGTCGAAGAGAAGACTATTCTCGGCTTATTTTGAGACTTTGCAACCGCCATTATCAGCTTCATAGTCATATTGACGTTGACTTCAGTGGTCTCTGCGGGATACTCAACAGTATATGACACTCTTGGATTCGCGGCAAGATGGAAGATTGTGTCATATGATCCACTCTTCACCCTCTCTAGCACTGTCTCGCTAGAGAAACAACCAGTAATCACAAGGACAGTGTCATCAGTTCTTGGATTTGATTCCTGGTTCTTCTCCCAAACAGAAAGCATAGAAGATAAGATGTGGCGCGTCTTCAGGCCATCAAGAAACTCTAAGTGCCCGTTTGATAGGTCGTCGACAACATCAACAATCCATCCTTGGCGCACTAGCTCATGAACGAGGTTTGATCCTATGAATCCTGCGCCGCCGGTGACTAATGCTCTCACTCTTCACCGCCTCGCAAGTTATCCTGCATTAGAAATCTCTTGCCAGAGTCAACTAGCTCTCCGTTTAGATACTTTACTACTTCACTCGCCATGTCACGAGCAGTGCAAGTTGGTACATTCTGTGCAAGGTGATTCAGGTCTTTTGAGTTGGTGAATGGAAAATCGTGCGGCAGACCCATAAGGTGCATCGCCTCTCTGAGAGAGATGCCACGCATCTCGGTGGGATGCATCAAGTGGGTCAAAGTACGGCCGACCAGAGCATTCGATCTAGTGTAGTAATACCCTGGAGATCCATCCATGAACCTGCCACCCGCCTCAGTCTTTGCCTTGATTGACTCGAGACGGCGGATCTCCTTGATGCCTGGATAATTCTCTCGGAGGAAGGCAAGGCACTCATCTAGCAGACCATTCTCAGCGAGATAAGTGTAGACAGAGTGGATAGCTCCCGTGTCATGAGTCTTTACAAATTCGTGGTGCTCCTGTCCAAGCTTGTTGAGCATGAAGATGTAAGACTTGTACTCATCAGTGATGTTCGGAAAGTTGTACTGATCCTGATGCGAAGCCTCTGCTGGAATCTGCTTCAGGTACTCATGGAGAGGCAGAGTCTCTCTATTGTAGAACCCAAGAGTAGGACAGTCAGTGTCTCTCCAGAAGAAATAGAATGTCCTGACTCTGCGCTGCGGAATGCCATGAAGCTGGGTGTTGGTCCTGTAGACTGAGAACGAATAGTTGTGCTTCTTCGCCATGTCATTGAGACCATCAAGAACATACTTGCCAGAATTTGTGAATAGACCAGGAGCGTTCTCTCCAAAGAACACCTTGGGCTTGACCTTTCCGAGCACGACTTCAGCAGACTCAAACATCCACTTATTCTTCTCATCTCGAGTCTCAGTGCTACGGCTCGTATTCAGCTGGCTGAGTCCAGCACAAGGACAGACAGAATTGACAAAATCAATGTCTCCCTCAGGAATAACTCCGCCCTCATCAAGAGAGATACGCGGCACATCAGGCCAATAGTTCTGAATGTGCTTCTCGTTATCCCCAAATGCCTTGTAGCTCAAATGATACTGAGGCTTGTTGCCAGTAGCCTGGCTGCAACCCACTGCACTTCCACCAATAAGCGGGATGATTGTTGCCCACTTGATATCAGACATTCTTTCTCCTGTACTTTGCTTCGATCTTCTCGACGCTACCGCGCTTCACAAGGTCCTGTAGGATGGCCCAAGTCTCCTTCCAGTTTCCCTCCTGCTTGTACAGGCCAGGATACTTGCTCTCAGCAATCTTTGCTATAGAGTTGTGATCAGACATTCCGCCGAGCTCATCAAGGATATTGAGAAGGTTTAGCTCCTTATCTGTGGCAAGGTAATCCAGGCTCTTATCCGCGTTAATCTGTTCTTTGGCGATAGTAGTCTTGGACGGCTTGCTGTTGATAATCTGCCGCTTTGCCTTCTTGAGGGCATTCACCTCTTTCGCAATATCTCGAGCCTGCATTGACATAATCTCACAGTCGCTCTCAAGAGAAGTCTTGGCCTCAGTCACCACTTTGGCTTTTGGAGATATTACTTCCTTTGATATCGGAGCTGCTGCCCGCTTGAGGGCGAGCTTCTTGTTCTCTCTCAGCCGTCGGTAGACGCCGTACTGGCAGCAAGAAATCTCGCAGCCGAAGTTAGTAAAATATCCCAGTTCTGAAACTTCTCGCATGTGCATCTTCGATTCATCTTCATCGTTGAGCTCAAAGAAGTTATCGAGATCTCTTCGGATTGCATTGATCAGCCTACGGCCAACTTCGGCTGAGATCGAGTGCTCGAGATGAGCATAGAAGTAATTGACCGTGTCCATGGCGCCCACGCCGGGTACCACAAAATCGTCATCTTCATCGATGTTTCCGGGATTGCCCTCGCGGATCAGAGTGCCGACATCTGGCATGCGGGCCAAGTTACAAGAGAAGTGATATCCGTAGTAGTTTCCAATTCCCCTGGTGGAGTTTAGAAACTCAAAAGACTGCTTCATGTCCGGCTTAGTCTTGTAGAAGTTCACAAACCTGGGGCCCATGTAGGTGAACCAATACAAGATGTCTGATGGACGTGTAGAGCGCTCAGCTAGTTCCTGAGGAGTAGTACCCAGCTTATGATCGATCGGAGTTCCACCGATACTCCTTGCGTAATTTCTGGCCGCGACCTGGAGGCTGGTGCGAAGCTCAGTCGTGCCATAGATCTGCTCCTTTGACTTTGCAGCAGACTCAAGATTCTCGCAAAGCTGAAGCTGGTAGCTCTTATCGCTCACCAGCCGCTCATAGACAATGAAATCTGCCCCAGTGTTTCGGACTGCAATCTTGACTGTATTCGATGGACCATAGAACTTGACAATGGCAGAGTTGATCAACCGGTCCTCAAAGGTCGCCTTCGAGTTGTAGTTCAAGTTCTCATTAAGCCAGATGATCTCATCGTGGAAACTACGGTTTGGGTGGAAGTATGGAACCGCCTTTCCATCAACCACAAATCCATGCTTGAACTCTTGCTCAGTGCCAGGAATGTGCCGGAAGTCGTCAAAGTTGTGAGTCTGAGCAAACCTCACAAGGTATTCTCGACGATTCATCTCCTTGATGAACTTGACAAAGTCCTTCTTTTTGTCTGCATCAATCAGTGAAATTAACTCAGCGTCACTGAGCTTTAAGAGCTGTGCATTTGTCATCTTAGAGGTCCTCAAGGTGTCGTCGATTTTCCTTGTCGACAAAGGGATTATTGACGAAGATGACTTTAGTATCGAGATAGTTGGCGTCGATAGCCTTGCGGATCTCTTGGGCCTGGACCTCATCGTCTTCGTAGAAGTAATCAACTTGGATACCAAGCTTTGAAAGATCGAGAATAGTCTTGGCCTTGTGCTGTCCAGAAGATACCCGAGTCTTTCGTTCATATGGCACCTGGTTGAAGAAGACAGTGTTGTTGATTCCATTCCTGCGGAGGAAGGCGAGGGTCTCTGCCTCCTCCTGCTGGCTGCGTCCCGTGATGATCACATCTTGCGGTCCCGGACGAATTCCGCAGACGCCATTACCAAGGTGGATCACGCCATCGATATCAAAGCCATTTACCTTCATGCAGCCTTCCGGCGGAAAGTGAAGTCAAAGACCTTCTTCTGCTTAAACATCATGATGGGGTGCTCAGTGACTTCCCAGATAAGAGGATCAAAGAAGCGAGCTGGATACTCCTTGAACCTACCAGACGTCTTGTGGAACTCAATTGCAACTGTCTCAATGAAGTCAGGGATCTTGTCGATGGTGTCGAGAAGATCGTACTCCTTACCCTCAATATCAATCTTCAGGACCTGGGGACGATATTGCTCAAGCAGTGCACTGAAGTTATACGAATCGACGTCGACTGAGACGTCGCTCGAGTTGCGTCGCTTTGCAGTAGAGGAAGACACCGAATTCCGCTGGGAGGTCGCGTAGTAGAACGTGCACTTCGGATCGCTATGCTCGCTCACTGCCGCATTCAAGTTCAGAGAATTCGGCGAGTTCAGCTGGAGCATCGCAAAGTTGTCCGGGCACGGCTCAACTGCGATCACCTGCTTTGCTCCAGCATCGACTGCCATTCGAGCAAATCCACCGATGTTTGCGCCAAGATCCATCACGACCTTGTCCTTGACATCAATATCGCCGTAGTTTCGCTGGCATTCCTTGATCGAGTTCGGATCAAAAGTGTCGATTCGAATGTAGTAGCCGCTAGGCATTTTCTTGACCTTGCACTCGACAAAGTCTCGAAGCTTACCGTCGAACCGACGACCGACAGGAAGCTCTTGGTTCTCAGCGCTCACTTGACCTCCCGATTTCCGGAAGGCGTGATGGTGTAGAGGTCCTGGGCCTTGTACGGCTTGTTCTGGCGCTCGGTGTACCGAGTGAGCCGGCGCTGGGAGAGAGACTCGCACTCGTAAACCGTCTCGTTCAGAGTGAGTTGCTGGGGAGGCGTCTTCTGGGTGAAGGCACTCGGACCACGGAGGGCACCGACCAGACCCATCTCACGGGCGACCTTGAGATAGCGCACCGCATCGATGACCACGCCAGCCGAATTCGGAGAGTCGATGACAGAGAGCTGTGCATCGAGGATGACTGGTGCGCCGAGGAAGCCTTCCATCTCAACGCGGAAGTTAGCCACCTTGTTGTCACCGTAATACCGAATGTACTCAGAAGGACCCGCGTGGAGGAAAGAACCCTCGGGGTCAACATTACGAATCACGTTCTGGGCGCGGATCACGTTCTCCTTGGAGACCTTCTTGTACTTGAGCCGGGACTGGTCCGTCATGTTCAGGAAGTCGGTGTTGCCGCCGACGTTTCGCTGGATGTGGCACTTGACCTTGTGGCCGCGCTCGAAGGCCAACTCCTGGATCATCTGGCTGAGGATCGAGGCGCCAAACTGCGACTTCATGTCATCACCGATGAGTGGAATTCCGGCATCGATGAACTTCTGCTCCCACTCCGGATTCGAAGCGATGAACACCGGAATGCAATTCAAGAAAGAGACGCGTGCCTTGAGGCAGGCTTCTGCGTAGTATTCAGTCGCCTTCTGAGAGCCGACAGGCAGGTAGTTGATAAGGATATCAACCTTGCGATCAATAAGTACCTGCGCGACGTCGACAGGCTTCTCATCGGCGGCACGGAATGCCTCGTCGTCAGAATAGTTCTGCATGATCGGACCAATTCCATCAAGAATCGGGCCCATCTGAACAGTGGGGCCAGCTGGAACGTTCTTCTCGTAGACTGGCGTGCAGTTGGGCTTTGCCAGGATGGCATCGCGCATCGACTTTCCGACCTTGCGCTTATCAACATCGAAAGCCGCGACAACCTCAACGTCTCGAACGTTGTAGCCGCCAATGTCGCCCTTCATCAGGCCATCGCGCTCAGCGCCGTTGGTGTAACCATTGTAGTAAGTGAGGCCCTGGTAGAGAGAGCTAGCACAGTTGCCAATTCCTACGATAGCAACGCGAATCTTGGTGGTCTCAGGGGTATTCTTAGCGGACATTGTTGACTCCATTGTGAAGACTGTTGAACTTATCAGTGTCGAGATTCCAGCGGTAAGACTGGGGACTCAGGTGGATGCTCTTGGGGCGTTCCATGTACTCGAAATCGAGCTCTCCCTTGCTGTTGATGAACTTGGAAGGCCAGTGAAAGATGCGCCAGCCGTTCTCAGATCCCATCTTATCCTGGGCGGCGTTGAATGTTTCGACCAAATTGGTGCGTTCTGCCCAAGAACCATAGAATGCCGTACCCTTGAAGAGTCCGGTGCCAGGAAGCTTTCGAGACTCATTCTCAATCGGGAGTAAGTTCACCAGCTCAACATTCTTGATTCCGAGCTCCTTGACTTGCTGCTCGAGTTCTGTCGCCAAACGCTGGATCTCAGCCAACCCGTCAGGAGTCCGCATCAGGTGGTGACGGACATCGATGTTGCCGAGGTAGATCGTGATGCTGTCGAGGTCAGAGAGCTTGAGACCGGAGCGCTCCTCGATCTTCTTTCCGAGGCCATCTCGTAGGGTGCTGAACAGAGTCAGACCATCGTTGCGGCAGACCATCTGACCGGGATGGTAGGTCGAGAAACTATGGCTGTCACCAAAGCAGAGGTTCCGAGTGCGCTCAACGTGATCGAAGCGCCGAGTGTTGCGGCAGATCTCATCAAGGCGCTCAGGGTCCAGCTGCACGACATCCTTGCTGGTGGACTTATTCGTCCAGCGGCTCTTGACGCTAGCGCCAATCATAGGCATGTCGTGGTTCATCACAAAAGTCTGGCCCTTGAAGTCCTGGATTCGCTTGAATCGCCAGACGACGTTGTCATCGATACCGAAGAAGTAGTTGATCGCGCCGCCGTAGGCAATACCGAGCGAGATGATCAGAACATCGTAACCTTCGTAGGTGTCTCGCTGTCCAAGGATCTTGACGTTCTTCCAGCCCGCATTCACCAGCATGTTGCGGTAGAGCTGGACCCAAGCAGAGTTGTGAGAGTGCTTTGCCTTTGGCGTGACACGCTCTAGACCGTCAATCGCAATCTTAGCGTCCTTGGGGACATTGAAATCGGTGAAGAAGCTAGCAGACATTATCGAACTCCCGTGCTACCGAAGGCACCATCGCCTCGAATTGTGTTTTCATCATAGAGATTGTTAAGCTCTACGACTTCTACATTATCATAAAAGACCGGGAGAAGTACAAACTGCGTGATCTTATCTCCGCCAGAGATAACCTGAGGCTCAGATCCGACATTCATCATGTGAAGGTGAATCTCACCCTGGTAGTCCTCGTCGACAACGCAGGCTCCGACAACCAGCTCCTTCTTTGCCGCGATGCCGCTCTTGTTGAAGGCGATCAGAGCGTGACCATTCGGCACACTTGCCTTGATTCCACTGGGGATCAAGACACTCTGGCCAGGGTTCACCATGTAGACATCTCCATTGGGAACAAAGAAATCGATCCCTGCGGACTGCGGAGTTCCGCGAGTTGGAGTCTTGACGTCACGAATTTTCGAGATTTTCACTTGGTCTCCTTCTTGGACTGGCGATAGTTGTTCCAGGCACCGAGATACGCTGCAGCATCGAGAAAATTGTCTTCCTTGTAGTTGTAAGAGTGCCGCGAGAACTTGAGCGCGATCAGCATCGCAAACATGTCATCGGCATCGAACTGCTTTCCAGTCATGTTGGATGCGATCGAGGCGGCACGTTCCAGGCCCTCGCCAATCGGGCCATACTGGCGCTCCTTCTCTTCAGAGCGGTTATTGATAATTTCGTCAGCAGCCTTAAGAATGTTCATCAGAAGATCCTCTTCATTACGTTCTTGGTCCATTCGTTGATTTCTTCCTTGGTCAGCTCCCGGCGGGGAAGCTGAAGCATTTCCTCTTCGATGACGGACCACGTGATGTCATCTCGGAGCTTGAACTTGATATCGTTTGGAGCCGGCTCATATCCCACGAGCACCTTCATCATCTCAAAGTGGCGCTCGTAGACGTGGTAGCTTCCAGCATGGTGAAAGTAGTGACCGAGCTCAGCGTTGATTCCACGGGCACGAAGCTCGTTCAGCATCATCTGCTGGAACATGCTGAAGGTGAACACGTCGTTGCAGAAACCATACACCGCATCATTAGACCGCATGTTGACTGCCAGATGAAGCTTGCCAGAGCGGAGGAAGAACTGGATGTACTGCGTACATGGATAGTCCTTGTCATTCCCTGACTTGTGGTGCGGCTGATTTATAGCGATCGTGGCTCGACGAGTGTCATTATCTCGAACGATCTCATCGATGACCCACTGCCATTGTGGCTTCAGGTAAGTCCCATAGTTCGACTCAACTTCATTCTTATCATCCGCAATCTGCCGCCAGATCGCAGCAAGCTTCCCGATGTTTTCGACGCTACGGTTTGCAGAGAGGTACCACAACCACTCGGCAACAGCATATTGCGGGCTGAACTTACGAGCCGGCGCCGAAATCATCATGTCGGTGGGGTCTTCGATCACAATGCTGGTGCAAAGCTGCTCAATTACTTTCGAGCCCCGTGTAGTGACTTCATCACCAAATTCGTTCAGTTGTCTAAGCTCGCCAACAAGAGCAAGTTCTAGATTCTTGTATTTCATGGGCATATCCTACTTGGGATTGGTGGGAAGTACAGTCACTTTTCGATGTTTATGACCTTTAGCTTCTGCCAACGTGTGGACATTCCGAAGTCGCTCTTCTCAACTTCGGCAGCCGCAAATGTGAACCTGTTCAAAGAGCTTCCGGCGGCGGCGCCCCAACAGAAGATCTTGTGGACCTTACCAGAGTTTGCCATGCACTCCAGCAGGAGGTAAGGCTTCTTGTTCTTTGTGAGCTTCGGTACAGCGTTCACGATCATGAACCAGTAGATGTCGTGCCGATCGCAATCATCAATCGAACGAACATCCTTTTCCTGGAGCCATCTGGAGACCTTCTCGGGAATCGCAGATTCGATATTGAACGATCCAAGAAGCTCACGGTCAAACTCCATAGTGGTCTGCATGCTCCACTCTGCAGCATCAGTAGAATCTGCGAGGAGTTCCTTGAGCTTGTTCTTCCCGTAGAGCGGCTCCTTCTTTGTGCGCTTCTTCAACTGGTCAGCAGATCCAATCACAATGTCGTGCATCTGGCGGTATGAGCTGAAAGTCTTTCCCTCACCAACCATATCCATCGACCCAAATGCCCGGATCTTGATAAGAGACTCCAGCGCTTTCTTGTTGAACTTACTGTGGCGCCACGTGCCATCCTCATTCCAGAGGAGGTCGTCAATGCTCCTGTACGGTCGCATCTCAAGTATCTCATCGATCGCCGTGGCACCAACTCCCTTGCATGACAGGAAGGAGGGCATAAGCTTGTAATCACCGATCGCAGCCCAGGACTTCTTCGCATAGTTGATGTCAATGGGAACGATCTTATAACCGAGGCTCTTTACCTCAGAAATCGCCTTCGGCGCCTTCTTGGAACCTGCGGTAGCCTCGAGGTAAGCGATCAGCCACTCCTGCTCATAATAGGTCATGAGCCACGCACAGTAGTACGAGTTCATGGCATAGGATACCGCGTGGGACTTATTGAAGCCGTATCCAGAGAAGTAGCAGATGTTCTCATAGAGCTTATCTGCCGTCCGCTCATCGATGCCATTGGCCATCGAACCCTTGACAAACTTCTCCTTGAGCGCTTTGGCCTTCTCAACATTCTCATTGCCAGACCCGACAGGCTTCATCATCTTTCGGATCTTGTTGCACTCCGCCTTCGGGAATCCTGCCACGACGTGGCACAGTTCCATGACCTGTTCCTGGAAGATGATACATCCGTAGGTCTCTTCCAGGACCTGCTTGATGAGAGGATGACCGTACTGGACAGTGTCAGGTTCACTCTTCGACTTGATGAAGAGCTTATCGACCTTTGCACCGAGCGGACCAGGACGATAGATCGAAGTGAGAGTGGCCAAGTCAATCACATTCACCGGCTTAGCTGCCATGAACAGTTGCTGCGCGCCGCGATTCGTACACTGGAAGATGCCAGCCCATCGTCCAGAGTGATAGACGTAGTCGTACACCTTCTGGTCGTCGAAGTCGATAACTTTCGGCGCCATATTCTTATCGAACCAGTCCCTGACGTCTGAGAACTTGATGTCGGTCTTTCCTTCCTTCTCAAGGATCAGGGCAATAGTCCGCTCGATCA